GGGGCAAATTGCTAATGTCGTCTACATGCACTTCTATTCCGGGCGAACTAATATCAAGCGCGTCGCCTTCCTCTGCGTGGGGGCACCCTTCTTCAAGCTCTCCTCCTCGGACTCTTCGCCTTCGCCGTTCTCGGGCGCGCTCTTCCTGCTCTTCTCGGCTGTTTTTTGCCGGCACATGAGGACCCTTTACTTTGTATCCTTGTTCGGCTTTCCACTGACGATCGTAGCCTCCAGCATCATCGTCAGCCCAAGACTCTTCAAGCTCGTAGGGATCTAATTCGCCTTCATCCGGTAGGCGGTACTGGGCACGGTGCTTACCTTTCCTTATGCGGCGTTCGTATTCTTCTCGGGACTCTCCCGGGCGCCTCTTGATACTCCCCATAACCGGCTCGGCTTCGTATGGGTGTGGCCTGTTACCCTCCACAGAGTCCCCCGGCTTCCAGGGCCAGTTGGGATCCTCCGGATCGGGGTGCTTATAGGTCTTGGGATCTAGCATAGACCCTATCCTCTTCTCCTCAAGCTCTTCCCCGCGATTCACCGTCTCGTGCAAGAAGTATCTTGGGTCTATTCTTTTTACGTTTTTTCTACGTGCCATTATATTATTCCTTTAAAGTAGTCAACTGCCTTTGCAACATCGTCGTACTGGTTGTAACATCCATTTAGTCATGTCGTTCTCCTTTTCCTATTTGTATGCCGTCATCGCAGATAATCACATTTAAGATATATGATGTACCCGAACTTAAACATCCTAGCAAAAATCCCGTAACGGGATTGACGCCGTCAAAAATAAATAGTTCCGTCTGACCATTAACGCCCCAGAGAAATACACCTACCCAGAAGCCTATGCACATAGGGCACGAAAAGAAATAATGTTTGGGCCTAATGCGATCTAAAATCTTTGAAAAGCATAAAAGTTGTGTGAGGCCGTACGCACATAGAATAAAGATTACAAGGCTTTCAAGTACGGGCCACATTATAACGTGGGCTCCCATTACATTCGATAGCGAAGTGGAATGTAGTAATATCCGGGTACCATCGCGCCCTTCTCGGCCTGCTGCGGTACTTCTCCAAGCTCTGTCGAATCTCGATCGGAGGGAGCGGTAAAGTACTGCTCCAGGTTCTTTTCATAGGTCTCGGCAGTCTTCATGGCATCCGCTTCGTCAGCAATAAATTCGGCTATGACAAAAACGGCCGCTTGCATTCCATTGGCCTGCTTGCTTTCGGGGATGATACCTTCTAGAGAGCTAAAAATATTGCCTCCCTGGATGCTTGCGCGGTCAATAACCCCCTTGTCGCTAAGAAAATCGAAAAGGCGTGTTTGGGTATTATAGCACTCCTCAACGGATTGGCTCTTTGGAAAAGCCATCAACTTGCTGCTTTCCGGAAGAAGCACAATATCAATTAGATCGTGGTCCATGATCAGAAGGTTGCCTTCTAATGTACGGCGCGCCTGTAGTTCTACGTGAGCCTGGGGACCTCCAATCTTGATATTAATCATTAGATTTTATTTCTCGTACGAGTTCTTGGATCCTCAACACTTTGGAGATAACCTCTTTCGTAGGTGCTGCAGTCTTAAAGCCGGCCAGGGTTTCCATTACTTCTTTGGTCTTTTCAATCATAGTATCGTCGGTATATATTTCTTCCATTTTTAGGGAAGCCTTGACTTCTTTTTTTAGGCGCCCGATTTCTTCATTTAAATATAGTTTTAGTTCGAGGTTGTTGTCTGCAAAGGATGCAATATACTTTCCGAGCAAATCCTTTTGTTCTGCAAGCAGCGTCGTATATTGCTCGTTAAACTTTTTAACAAACGATCTATAAACGATATTATCGATAGACTGGAGCTTGTTCTCTTCGATCTTTTGGGAAGAATGCATCATCTTAATAAGCAAATCTTCTTGGAGTACTCTTTGCTTGATCGGTGTGCCGGGATTAAATATTGACGCAACGGTTGCTAATGATTTAAAGTTGGGAACAAATGTATCCCACGCATCTTGCGAAAGAGTCTTGTTGATTTTATTAATAATCCTGGTTTGGGCATCAAATATTTTCTTTCCATCTAGCAGTGATTGCGCGCTTTTGGTCTCGTGTAAAAGCTTCGCGGCGACGTGTAGTTCTAAGTCCGTCGTCTCCAACAAAGTGACGTAGTGCTCCAGTTCCTTACGTAAGAGGCTGCGCGATCCAAAAGCTTCCTTGATAAGGCTAGAGACGAATCTCTTTTGGTTATCCTTCTTCTCAACAATAGATTTGGTCAGCTCTTTAACCAACACCTCATATAAAAATGCGGTGTTTCTTTTTTTATTGTGTTTTACTCTCACTGATCTTGGTCTCCGCTTCTTTTGATTCGAGTTCTGTAATTAGCCTACGAATGTCTTTGGTATTCTCCAGTAGTTTTACTTCATCCGCATCAGTATAAGTAGATTCATATTCCTCATAAAGTGCGTTGATATTTAAAAGCTTGTTTCCGGGAAAGACATCGCGTCGAGATGTACGCGGCCTGGTCTTTAGCTTGCGAGTCGTGGGGCCCGCCTTATTGGTTTTTCGTGTATCATCTTTTTTAGAATAATGCCTCTTCCCTTTTGCTTGTGGTTCTAAGCTGGCTGGAGTAGGATTATCTTCTCGCCGCGCTGGTGCTGCGAGGAGAGATGATTCTTCCCCTCCCGCCTCTGGTGCTTCCGTTCCGGCTTCCCCGCCGAGTTCCCCGCCAAGCTCTTCGCCTCCTAGATCGCCGCCCAGATCGCCTCCCAGATCGCCTCCTAGATCGCCGCCTAGGCCGCCGCCTAGGCCGCCGGCTGCGGCATCTGCCGCGGCGCCTTCGGTGACGGCATCAAGCGCGGCTTGATACTTCCTATCATAGAAAGCTTCACGCTGATTGCGCAAAAACTCCTCATCGGTCATGCGTAAAATGTTCTTTGCAATCCAGTTCTTGCTGAACATCCCTTCCACCACGTTGTTCGCAAGATCAAACTTGGTGCGGATGTGTTCTATCTCTTGTAGCTCAGCCAGCTTCGATGGGTTGTTTAGGGCTATCTTAAACGAAATTAAATCTTGTCCTCGGTATCCTAACGTGTACAGGTGCACCACAGCAATCTTCTCTAGCTCCGAAAGAAGGGCCCTCTGGAGCCTCTGAATCGTACGTGAAAAACGAATATCCTTTTGGGCTAGCGTAGTGTCCCCTTCGCTAGCGCCTTCCGTCATCGTTAAATACGCCTGGGGGATTTTTATGGCAGAAAAGAGCTTGTCGCGAATATATTTAACATCATCAATATCATTAAGCTGAGAGGCTCCTGCAAGGGTAGATATATCCGAACCAACACCGCCTCGGATGGGAATAAAATAATCCTCTTCAACCGAAAGGGGATTATAACGCAAGTCAACGCGGCCGCTGGTCGCGTCCACAAGCGAGTTTCTCTTTAAAGAAGTCTTCACCTTCTCCATATATTGCTCTACATCCTGCGGAGGGATATTGCCCACGTCGATCTTGAACATACGACGCTCGGGGGCCCGTACCACTCGATACGCCAACATTGCGTCCTCAATCAAGACAAGCTGACGCCAAATGCGGCGCGCTGGATCAAGGACTGAAGTTCCATAGGGGGCGTTCTTGTCGTTACCTAAGATTCTAAAGTGTGCGCACTGCCAGTTCTCAAAGGTCATGTTGGCCGAGTTCCACTGATACTGTACATAGTTGGGGTTCGTGGGATCCTGTCCTTCCAACCTTTCTACCTCGTTCGAGGGGAGACCAATTACGCTTTTAACTCCCAACACCTCATCGATGTCTAAATAAAGAAAGAAGTCTCCATACTTGCACATTGTTCTAGCCCATGCAAAGCAGTTAAACTCAACGTTAAGTGCGTCATAAAAGAGTGCTTCAAGAATCGTTTTGATCTCATCATTCCGACAGTCTATCTTAATGAGCTTATTGTACTCATTGGATGTGGTCATCTCGTCTGCATAAATATCTAAAGCCGAAGCGATTTCCGGCATGAACTCCATCTGATCAAAATCAATATAACGCTCGTTACGATTCTGGTTCCGCATCGCTGCGGACGTAAGCATGTTATAGTTGCGCGAGAGATTGTCAGCAGAGCGTTTGAACTGTTGTCCGCTCAGACTCTTAAAGCGATACTGATATTTATCCAGTGCCGATCGACGTTCTTCACGTGTGAACTGGGCCCGGTAGTTAATAAGTGGCCCGGCAAAAAGTCGGGTTAGCCTCTTAAAGAGGGGTGACGCAGGGTTGCGTGGGTTGTTACGGTCGTTGGGGTCAGCCATTTATTTATCCTTTAATAATTCCTAAGTATTGCTCATTAAACTCTTGAGCTTTTTCTACTCGCCTCTCTTCAGTGTGGCGCTTGTGACCCAGCATCCCGGGCACCGTAACGGCCATCTTCTTTGAAGAAGTAGAGATAGACGACAGAGCATTTCTATTGTATTCTACTAGTTTTTGGTTCTCTACCAATACTGTATCTCTTACCCAACAGCCGATCGCGAACGACATCACCAGGTCGTCATTGTATGATCTCATTGCTTGGGCGCGCCCATTGTGCCAAATAAATGTTTTCATCTCTGATAACAACCGATTAGAGTTAATCTTAATTAGTTTGTTTCTCATAAACTCTTCCATCTTGGCTATTACCAAAGGCCTTGTTTTTGAAGAGGTAGTAAATCCGGGCACCACGTTGGCCATCCACTGGGCCTGAACCGGGTCGACATATGCATGAGAGGATTTCGTAGAATGATATATGTTATTATATCCTTTGTCTTTAAGTTTATTAAGGACAGCGAAGCCTATATTATTGTTTTCCGCCACAATCATACACGTGCCGTATTCTTTTCCTGCACTATAAAGCATATCAGCATAATCATCAGGATTTGGTTTTCCAATATACTCTGCTACTATCTCTAAGGTGTCTAGTTTAAAAACATGAAATGCCGAATTGTCTTGTCCGTCCCCCCGCGCAATATCAGCCGCGAGCAGATACGAGCCTCCCTCTTGATATTCTTCCCAAATCCAATAGTTGCGATCGAAGCCACTTCGGTACTTCGGCTCGCCGATGTTTTCCAGGTAATGTATAATGTCGTCAGGGTGAATCACCGTCTCACCTGACACATTAAAGTTGCATTCAAGCTCTTGAGCAATCTGGCGCCCTGACATATTCTGGGTTTCTTTTTCATACCACAACTGGTCGCGATCCGGATGGACGTCCCACATTAAAGTGGTCATATTAAACGCATTGGTTCCTGCCTCGGCCTCCACGCACGTTTTGTGAAACCAGTTACCAACGCCGTTGGGTGTTGAAAGAGCTATGCACCGACCACCCGTTGACAACGTGGGATACAGAGCAGTCCACAGTTCATCGAGGGCCTCAACGTGAGCCGCCTCGTCAATAACAAGAAGCGACAACGCTTCAGAACGACCAGCGTCTGCTGAGGTCGAGGAAGCTTTAATCTGTGATCCATTGGTGAGTTCGAACGAAGTTCGGTTATCGATATGAATCTCCGAGATTCTCATCCACGGCGGTAACTGCTTCATGATCTTCTTCACCTTGCGTACCAGATTGGTCGCCGTTTGAAGCTTGGTAGCTACAACTAAAATGTTTTTATCGCGATGAAACAGCATCAGCCACACAACATATGCTGCCGTGATGGTAGAAATGCCAAGCTGTCGTGCTTTTAAAACTACGTTAAAGCGATAATCATTAAAATCTTTTAAGAGATCGTCCTGAAAACCATACGTCTTAAACGGAATCTGCCCGCGTTGGGGGTGGGATATCTTACAATAGCTCGTAATAAAGTGGACCGGGTCTTTACCGGATTTCACTACCTCTTTCAGAATCTCCTGCTTAGTAGGCTGATATCCCATGACACCTGTTTATTTACCTTTGCGGGTGTCGTTCTTGGGGCGCTTGTTGCCTGGGCCGAGGGCTAACCAGTCTCGGACGGCTTTGTCGAGGCGATCATCCGAAGATCCTCTTTCGACCTCCGTGACATCTCCAATGCCCCCAATTTTATAGTTACACATAGCGCGCACGTCTGTCCGATAGTTAGAGAGCTTCTGGACAAGAACTTCCGGTTCTCCGTCTTTGGTCAGTGTTAGAGAATCACCGGTAATCTTCTTGTATTCTTTCTTAAGGAAAGAGGCTATCTCGGCTAACATAGAAACCATCTCATCCTCAAAGCCGCCCTTCGTTACTTCTTGCAGTCGAGTCTCCGAGCTATAAACGATTCGTAAAAATGGCCCATTAAACTGGACCTTAAATCCGTCGGCGACACGGCGATCATTGATGAGGTGCCCCTCTTCTCGCTTGAGTCCTACCTTCCGGGCATCGCCGTCTGCATTGAGAGAGGCTTCGTGTGAGCCGTCATAAGCATTGGCAGCTGCCTGCGCGATTCCTTGAATAATTTCTAGTGTTGTTGCCATTATTTATTTTCCTTATTGGGCCTCCAGCCAGTGAGCCATCTTTCTTCTCTGTCTTCTACCCATTGAACGTAGCACTTGCGACAACATTGATATTTATTCATATACAAGTTATCATCCACATTAAATGAATATTTCTCACAAACCGGGCAGTCCCGATTTGCATCTCTACTAAGTAGTTTTTTGTTTATTAAAAATCCGTCTTGTTCTACTTTCTCAAGATGCGCTTCGCTTTTCCTCATTTTTTCAGCTAACTCTTTGGATTGTTGGATGTATTCTTGCTCTTTGTCCTCGTCCCAAAACTTGCGTGGATTGCCGACGGCTTCTGCTCCATACTTCTGGGCGATTGCTTTCTCTAGTTTGGGGATGTAGTTGGGGTCTTTGTCGGTCATTTTGGATATCTTTTAGCGCGTGTCAAAAGTTATTCCCGATAATGACACCCAGTGGTCACTATCCGGCGTAAAGCCACCGCCGGTCTGGGCGGTGACGTAGCCGGAGGTGCTAACGGTGACCACACATGTGGTGCCGGTGTAGTCATTTGTCTCCCCACACCGGCATGCGTAAATGGGCGTCTTGGAAGGTCTATAGCCCGACGGGAGTATAAACATTGTGGTGCCCGGGGTGGTTCCGTTGGTGCCCTGGGCCCGGCCCCTTAAGTGCACAAAGCCCGCAGCATCCTTAAAATAACTACATTCTTCGAAGGGGCTACCATAGTCTTCCCAATTGGTCTCAAAGGTAACAGCAGTCCAGTCTGTTACGGGTTCCAGGGTGCAGCGCACCTCGCCGGGGCTGAGGCTGATTAATGTCGGGGCCGAGATGTTCAGGCGCCCGCTGGTGTCCTGGCCGTAGATCATTAGATTATTCGTGGGCGTGGGCGTTCTGAAGTACAGCCTATTCGTGTCGCCGATCACCGCGTAGGAGGGCGCGCCAGAGATAGAGGGGTCTTGCTCGACAAGAAGATTTGAGCAAGTCAGGGCGTGTATTGTTCCATTAGAGCTTGTAATCGTCTGGAAATCAAACTCTAGCATATAGTTTCGAAGAAAGTTCAGCAGCTCGGCCTTGGAGTTGATTCCTTTTATGCTCACTTTACTATCTCCGTTGACAACGCAAAGATTCCCAACGACGTCATCGTTCCAATACCAAACCCGAGCACCACAAGCCACGGGGCTGTAGAGGGCTTTTGCTTCATTACCAGGTCATAAAGTCTATCATTCTCTGTTGTTTTAAGAATCATCATCTGTTCGTGTCGTGACTCCCAGGACTTTATCTCTATGTCCTTGTAAGATAACTGTAAATTAAGTCTCTCTTCTTGTAGGTGAAGCTCATATCCTATGCGCAAGTCACACTCCGCATCCTCAAACTTCTTATCAACTGCTATCTTTGCTGCAGCAGGCACAGAAAAGAAAACCCCGTCAAAGGGAGCAGGTTCTCCTTTTTTCAAAGAGATAACATCATATGTCGGCTGCTCCTCTGACGGGGCCTCTTCCCCCTCCCCAAAAGCATAGGAAGGAAGCAAGAGATTAAAAACGATTACTAAAGATAATATCTTTCTAACCACGTTCTAACCCATATAGATCTGCAAGCTCTTTCGCCAGCCTGTCAGGATCATTATAACTCTCATCAATAAGTTTTTTAAGCTCTTTTTTCTTGGCCGTATTCAAAGTTTCATTACGTTTGGCATATTCTTCTTCGAGAGCTTTTAAATTTTCATTATATGCTTCGAGGGCTTTAATCTTTTCTTCACCTTCTTTCTTGTGAGTGTCGTTAAGAATCTCTA